TTTTGCGTCGCGCTTCATTTACGTTCTCCTCACTTACATATTCAGCATACGTCAACCGGCTCACGATGTCAGGAGGTAAGTATCACGATGTGGTACAATCTAAAATAAAGTTGCGCGACGTGACGCGTATCACTTGACAGGGTAAGCAGAGATTGAAAATCGGCATCCAAACCGCCATGGCGACCAAGCTCAAACCCGCGATCCGCGTGCAACTGCGACTCCATGTGCAGGCGCCAGGACTGCCGCTGTCGAGGAATGTGCTGATCGTGCCGGCGAAACCAGCCAAGCAAACGGCGTAATCTAAATATGTGAAATGCACGATTTGTGGCCTGCCAGCACTTTACCGAGTGCAATCGCAGGGATTCTGCGCCGAGCATCATGCCCAGGCGCAAGCGCAAAGCGCCAAACAGCCAATCTCGCCGGCTATTGATTCGATGCTATCATTACCGCAAAACTGGCATTTCCGGCGTGTGATAGCATCGAAAACCATAGACCGAAACCTAAACGCGCTACAATCTAGAACATATGGCAGGCGGACGCCCTCCCGATCCAGTCCCACAAGAAAAAGCAGATGAGATAGTTGCGTGGATTGCAGAAGGCAAAACTCTGCGCGAATGGTGCAGAATCGATGGCAATCCGTCATTCGGAACCGTGTACAACTGGAAAAACAAAGACGCGGAATTCGCTGAACGCATCGCGCGCGCACGAGAAAGCGGCGAAGAAGCGATCTTTGAGGAGTGCATGGAAATCATGGATGACGGCCACAACGATTGGGAAGAGACGAAGTTTGGCCCGCGCATCAATCCCGAGGTTGTCCAGCGGTCAAAGCTCCGTGTCTGGGGGCGCATTGAGCTTCTCAAGCGGTGGAATCCCAAGAAGTACGGCGACCGGCTGGCGCACACCGGATCGGACGGCGAGGGGCCGGTGCAATTCGAAGTGCGGAGTATTCTGGACAAAACAAAGGAGTAGCGATGCCGAGTTACATCACCAACCCACAAGTGAGCCAAGTCAAGGCACTTTATCCTGGAGATAGCCTCGCATTAGTCAACAGCGCAGCGACTGATTCAGGGATCACGAAGACAATCCAATTTACGGCCGGCAAACTGCCGGGGTATACGCCAGTCCAATTGGTGTTCAACAATACAAGTAACCAGACGGCGACAATCCACAGTGCGGCGTCCGACGCTGAGGGCAATTACCAGCCCGTCACAAATGGGGATACCGGCAATGCGGCGACAGTCGCAGCCTCCAAGAGCGAGATTTTCACTCTCGTTGGGCCGTGGTTCCGTTGCACGTACTCAACTGCGCCAACGACAGGCTCGCTGATCGTTTCTCGGTAGATGCCGACCCCGAAGATCATTCCGCTTCTGCTCCAGCCCAAACAGATCGAGATTGGCGAACTCGTCTATAAAACAGGCCCCAATGCTGCGACCTGGATTGGTGGCGGCGGGGCGCGCGCCGGCGGAAAGTCGGGCGGACTCAGGCGGATCATGCTCGACCGGCGCCAGCAACGCCCGGGAACGCCGGGAGTGATTCTGCGGCGGATCTACAAGGACGTCAACGAGAACCATATCCAGAAGTATTTCGCCGAGTTCCCTGAATTGATTCCGTACTGGCGCGCCACCGATCAGGAGTTTAGGCTCCCAAACAAATCGCGCCTTTGCTTCCGATACGCCGAGAATCAGCAGGCGGTAGATCAATCATTCTGGGGTCCGGAATGGTATGACATTTTCGTTGACCAGGCGGAACAATTCACCGAGCGGGAACTGACCATCATCAAGAGCGCTAACCGGTGGCCGGGTGCCCCGGTAAACGACTGCAAGACGGCGCTGTTCTTCAATCCAGGCGGGATCGGGACAGAGTTCCTACGCCGGGTTTTCCACCAAAAGCGGTTCAATGCCAATGAGCGACCACGGGATTTTGCCTTTGTGCATCTGTTTGGATGGGATAACTATGTTTGGTTTGATCCGCTTGGAATCAGTGCGCAAGACTTCTACTCCCTGCCGGATGGCATGAAAGCCAGCGAATCTTGCCCATACGGCCATGACGGCAAAGCGCCGGATTACAGGTGCTGCCGATTTCATCTGTTCATTCATTGCACGGCGGAGGGGCGGAAGCTCGACACGATGCCTCCCAGCCTACGCGCCGGTCATTTGCTTGGCTCGTTTGATTCGTTCGCTGGTCAGTATTTTGCGGGCGTGTGGGACGAAAGCAAGCTAATCCTGACCGCGGCGCAAGAGCAACAGCTCATTCAGCCATGGTGGACGCGCTGGATGGCGCATGACGACGGATTCGTGCATCATGCCAGTATTGGGTGGTTCGTGAGCGGTAAGGTCAGCCCTAAACTATTCAAAGACGTGTTCGGCGTCGAGATCAAAGATGCGGTGACGGTCGTCATCGTTTATCGGGCCCTGACCGAGGCGGAAGTTGAGCCCGGGGAACTGATCCGGCACGCACGAAAGTTGACCAGTTTGGATGAAGCCAGAACAATGGCGCGGTACTTTCTTAGCGTGGATGCCTGGGAGAAGGATTCCAAAGGTCATAGCGTGGCTGAGGAGATCCAGCGGGAGCTGTCGCGGGTGCAGAAGGTTCCGTACAAAGGCAGGGAGTTGGAGGTGACATTCCCCTATCCAGAACAGGCCGATAACGCGCGCATCGGGGGTTGGCGGTATCTCTACGCCATGATGAAGAAGACAGCCGATGTGCTTGGCGGGTGTATGAATCCAACGCGCCAGAACGAAGACTTCGATTCAGAAGGCGGAGGTTACTCACTGAATACCCCGTTGCTATTTGTGTCGGGTGAATGCCAGGATGTGATCGAGGCGGTTCCTCTGGCGATACGGGACGACCAGCACCCGGGACGGCACGAAGACATTTTGAAGCTCCCTACCAAGGCGGACGACGTGAACGACATGCTGCGGTACGGGTGCAAGAGTATGCTGAACCCGAGGGCCGTGGCGCCTTTCCCGGTGCGTGCTCAGGAGAAATGGGCCGAGATGGGCGATGCGGATTTGACGGTAAAGGCTATTCAGATGCGCAAGATGGAGTATGCTGAAAAGCGTAAGGCAACGGGGAGGCGGTCGGCATGGGCGCGGTGACTCTTCTTTCGATAGCACTGGCCGCAACGAGCATTTCTGTTCTTTGCCTTCTTTGGCAGGCATCTGGGCTTAGAGAATCCAAAGGGGTACTCAGCGCGCAGCTAGATCAGTTGCACACGAAGCTGAAGGATGCCAATCATCGCATCGAGACGCTCGAATCTGAAACCAAACAATTGATTTTCAAGAAATTGGAGAGCATCCGGCCGCGCCCGATGAGCGGGGCGGAACTGCGCCGGATGTCCGAGCGCGTGAATATAACCGAACCGGAGCCGACACAGGCGGAAAGGCTGGTAAATCATGGCTGAGACGGGAAAAATGAAGGGTCTGGGCGGGTTTAGCCGCATGGGGCACGAAACCGAGCGCAAGCCGAAACCTGAAGGCGAGCCCGAAAAGGGAAAGCCCACTGGCGAGGAGCATCCGGACGAATCCGGCACCAAGACGCATACCATTGAAGAGCATCCCGACGGGCATTTCGAGTCCCATATGCACGACGGGACGCACGAAACGCACCCAGACCATCTTCACCTGATGGCGCATATCGGTCATCACCTAACCGGGGGCGACAAACACCATGTCATGCACCACGACGGCATGAGCGCCCGTTCGCACATGGTCCACGAGTCGGGCGAGCACGAGGAGCATGGCGAGCACAACACGGCGGACGAGGCCAAGGAATCGCTCGACAAGTTTTTCTCCGAAGAGGCGCAGGAACCGCAGCACGAAGGCGGCGAAGAAGCCGAGGCCGCGCCTGCTTACGGAGGGATGTAAGTTTGCACGATCTTCTGCGTTAGGTCATCGCCACTGGCCGTCTTTCATCTTGCCTGAGACGGACTGGGGTTAACGCAGCGGAGGCAGGAACCGATACGAAGAATGATTAGTCGTGCAATTCAACCTAGTAAGCAGTAAGGATGTAGGCACTGGTGCCATTCACCCATTCATGAGTAAAGGAGCAGCATCATGGCAACCAAGTTTTCAGGGCTTTGGAACGCAACGGATTTCGCATACGGCATTGCGAAAAATGTGCCGGGGCTCGGAGTAATCTCCGGCCCGGCGACCACCGGCGCAGGCACCTTGACGCTGGCGTTCGCCAGTTTCGCCACCTCGGACGGATTCATTGTGTCTCCGCTGAATACCAACGCTCCAGTCATTGTGGGCGGCGATTCGGCAATGGAAACGCAAACTCCGAGTGCGGTTTCGACATCGACGCCGCTGGTCTATGGAAGCTCGTCTCTGACCTACACCAACTGGACTTACGTCCACGGCATGGGCGATACGGTGCGCTCCGGAACGGTGGGCCTGCAAGAAGCGCTCAATTACGTGAGCAGCATCGGCGGCGGAATCGTAATGGTGGACAAGGCCTGGTACAACATGGGCGGAAGTTCCACCATTCTGGCCGCGGCCACGGTTCCGACCGGCGTTTCAATCTGGGATGTGAGCGCCGGCGCGCAGTCGATCTATCCGGAACAGACGGTGACGGTCGCGGTTCCCAATGCCAAAGTGCTAACGCTTTCGACGGTAGGAATGCCGTTGATCGCAGCCCCGGGCGCCGGAAACCTGATAGTGGTTGACCGCCTGGTAGTCGAGCAGGTTGCGAAGACCGCCGCGTTTGCCGGTTCGCCAGGCGTGTTGACGGCAGCATATGGAACCCAGGCGGCACAGGTGGCCTGCACGGGCTCTATTGCGGCCACGGTTCTGACCGCGGGCAGCGGCACAACCAATCAGATCGGCATGGCGATGGGCATCGCGCCGGCCAACGCTGCATCGACCACCTATCTCAATTCCCCGGTCGGCCTGTACGTGGCGACCAATGACCCGACTACGGGCGGGGGTTCGCTCATCGTCGAAGTGCAGTATCGCATCCTCGGAGGCTTCTAATTGCCTGCCAAGTCCCTGGCGCAGTTACGCTGGATCAACTCCCCGGGCGGTCACAAGGCCCTCGGGGAGTCGGGCGTCAAGGAATGGGATTCGGCAAGCAGGGGGTTGAAGTTGCCGGAACGCAAGCAACCGGCAAAGAAGGGGCTTTATCGTGGCAGAGCACAAAAACAATTCTGAACCAGGCAAGCCGATTATCCAGCGCGGAATCCGCCTGCACGAAAATGGCAAAAACGAAATTCTGTACACAGTGCGCCCGGGAGATCCTGACTGGGATCAAAAATCGGCAATTTTTCGGAAGGAGTCACGCGATGGCAACTCTCTACGCGGCAAAGCGTAAGCAGATGCCGAAAGGCGAGTTCGCCGGGCCGGGCAAGTCGTTTCCGGTAAATGACCCGACTCACGCAAGGCTGGCCATTGGCGGGGCAACGCGCTCGGAACATGCGGGCAACATCTCGGCTGAAGAGGCGGAGAGGATCAAGGCCAAGGCGAGGGGCAAGCTATACAAAGGGAAGTGATCTATGCCAAGACCAACGCAAGAAGAATGCGCTCAGAAATTGGCCGACTGGCTTAAAGAGAACGCCGATTACACTTATGATGAGAATAATTTGCGGTCGTTTGGTATCGACGGCGGGGTGGATTTGATGGATCTGGCAATCTTCGTGCTCGATAGCATACTTGATCCAATAGAGGCCGAGTGATGGCAAAAGTGACCGAAACCGATGATAAGAAATTGGTGATGCAGGCCCGCAACGCAAATGGTCCATGGCATCAATTCCCATTGCCAAAAACTAAGAACGAATGCGACGAATGGTACTTGCTTTGCGCGGCACCATTCATTCAACAAGGAATCGAATTTCGCTTTTTACCGGAAGATCAAACTTTATGACCGAGACCGACGAAAAAGCCGCAGCGCAGCACAAGCTCACGTTCCTTCAGCAAGAGTATTGGCGCGTGAACAACGGCAAGCAGCGATATCTTCGCTGCCCATACTGCGCTTCCGAGCAGGGCAAAGTGAAGGTCTATCACCGCAACTTCTTTGGAGCGCCTCAATTCTGTTGCCCCACGTTCGCGCGGGCGCTGAAGGCGATTCTCGACCGGCAGGATGAGGTGGACAAGGCCGCACAGGCGGCGCGGACTATCGTTCGCATCGCGGAGATGGCGGAAAGAGCGGAGATGAACTGATGGCAACCGGCACGATAGCGCCTCCCCAACCCGCACCCGTCAATCAGGACACCGGCGGCGCCCCGGTGGTCGAGCAGCCCGATCCCGCGCAGCCATTCTCCTTCGGCAAGAACAATCGCAAGCTCCCCGATACGCTCAAAGACATCCTGAAGTCGCTGATTGAGGAGTTTCAGAAGCGTGAACTCTACGACCGCAATAAGGAAGGTCTGATTGATCGCGGGATGCGCTTTTACGACGACGGGGTGCAGCACTTCTATCCCAACTACGGGACCGGGGCTTACCAGATCGGCGAGGCCGGGGCATCGGTCAATTTGGGAGATGGCCAGCTCGAGTGCTCCGAGTACCTGGGAGCCTACAATATCTTTCGCGCACGCCGCAGAACCCTGGATGCGGTTTTGACGCAGAATCCGCCGGGGATCGTCTTTGAGCCTGACCGCCCGGACAGAAGCCAGGATATTGAGGCATCGGAGACAGCGGAGGGTTACAGGCACCTTTTCGATCAGAAAAACGATATCCCCGATCTTCAGCAGACAATTACCCGTTATTTTGAACTCTCAGGCCGCGCTATTGCTTGGACCCGCACCATCGCCAATCAGCAGAAATGGGGAGTCAATGAGCAGGGCGAGCCGCGCCGGATGGAGACGACCGAAGTATTCGGAACGCTGGAGTCCAAAGTTCCCATCCTCTGCCGCTCTCAAGATGACGCCGTTTACTGCTATCTCTACAAAGACCCCGACATTCTGAAGGCCCGCAAGGACAACCCATGGCTCAAGGATGAAGATGGAACGTGGAAAATCAGCGGCGGGGAAGGCGCTCCCGGTGAATCGGACTGGACTCGCTACATGCGGTTGGGCGTGATGCAGACCGCCAAGGGCGCGTACGTGATTTCGAGCGCGGTGGCTCATCTGGTTACGGAGATGCACGGATTTCTTCGTCCGGCGGCGTTCACCAGCGACAAGTGCAAGGAGATGTACACCGGGCCTTCCGGATGGGATGAAGAGCAGGAGCAATACATCCAGGAGCCGAGCCAGAACGATGACGGCTCTCCGATGACCGTTGAAGATATGTTCCTGAAGCTCTTCCCTGAAGGGGCCCATGTCGTTTACATCGGCAAGACGTATTCCGAAAGCACTCCGGAGTCGATGGACGATTGCATTGACATTGTGATGTCCGAAAAGCGCGATTCTCTGACCGGCGGCGCCTTGATGGAGCCGATGAAGATCGTACAGGACAGGTTCAATGACTTCAAGAATGCGGAGGCCGAGAATTACGAAAAGGGCTGGCCGATGACGCATTTCCGGGGAGATGCAGAAGATTACGATTCCATTGTGGACACCCGGAGCGCACCAGCGCAAAGAACCCTCATCAAGAATCCGGTAGGTCCTGCGGACGAACCTCTGGGAAACAACTTTTTCACCGAGCCGGGATTCGACGTGCCGCAGTCCTTTACCAACTGCATGGAGGAGTACCGCACCGTTCTTTCGCAGGACATTACGGGTGCAAGCCCCGCGCTGCAGGGTGTAGCGGGGCCCCACGACCAGACGGCTACGGAGCGGACGCAGGACAAGGCACAGTCGATGGGTATTCTTGGGCCTACATGGTCGAGGGTGCAGTTGATCTTCGCGGGAATTTACAAGAAGGCTGCTCTGGCGGCATCGAAGAACTCCGACCATGCCAAGGAAATCGTCGTTGCCACCGGAAACAAACAAACGGTGACGGTGCAATTGGAGAAACTGACTCGCGGTTCATTCCATTGCAAGCCGGATCAGGATTCCACATTTCCGGAATCAACTTCAGCCAAGCGGGCTACTTTGGCGACCATGCTTCCGCAAATCGGCGCATCCCCGGTGGGTGCCGAGTTCTTCAATTCTCCAGACAACTGGGAAGAGATGCTTTCGCTGAACGGCTTTCCCGAATTGGTTTTCACGCCCGCCGTGGCCTATCGCAAGCAGATAAGGGAGTTGGAAATACTTACCCGAGAATCTCCGCAACCGAATCCGGCGGTTCAGGAATATCAGCAACAGCACGCGGCATTGGCGTTACAGTCTGCAGTCCAAGGATTGCCCGAACCTCCCTATCAGCCGCCGCCGGCTGAATTGCCATCCATTCTTCCCAAAAAGCGGGACTATCACAAGTGGGAGCTTGCCAAGTGCCAGGAATGGCTATCGAGCGAGGACTGCTGGCGGCTTGAGGTTGAAGGCGACTTGCAGACCCAAGGCCAATCTCCGATTCCGAATCCCATACCGGGATATTCAGATAATCCACATGTCAGGAACGTGGAACTTCATGCCGACATGCATGAACAGTTTTTGGCGCAGCAAATGGCGGCGCAGGCGGCGGCACAGCAACAGATTAAACCGCCAAGCGAAGCGATCAACTTCAAGGACGAAGATCCCGCTGGCCGAGCGGCCATGAACAAGCAGGCAGGAATCAACGAAACACCAAACAGCCAGGTTCAACAGCGCAGCCAACCTCCGGGTGCGCCTGGACAGCCAACGATTTAAGGAGAGCGAATGCCAAAAGACGGCGCGGTAACAACGCTGGAAGCCCCAGCAGCCGATGCGGGCTTGGATCAGGGAAGTTCAACCGATACATCCACCGATAATTCAGGTTCATCCGATGGCGGCACCACGGATGCTATTGACACTGCGGATACCCCGCAATCGGGAGAATCCGGCCACCTTCGCGGCGCGGAACTCTACCGCTCGGTCAAAGACAAGCTCAAATCGGCCGGCTTGAGTCCGCAGCAACTTCGCAGCGTCCGCAATGCTGTCTGGATGGCCGACAAAGCTGAGAAGGCGACCGGTGGCGACCTTTCGGCGTTTGAAAAGACGCAGCAGATCGTTTCCAAATTGGCCGACAATCCCGAGGATGGCTATACGCCCGAACAGTTGATCGAACAGACGATTCAGGAACGGACTTTTTGGCGCGAATTCGATACCAAGTTTGAAAAAGGCGACCGGACGATCATCGCCGATATGATTTCGGCCAACCCTGAATCTTTCCAAGCGCTTGCACCTGCGGCGATGGACGAATTCGCACGCATAAACCCTGAAGGTTTTTCGGCATATGTGGCTAAAAGCGCGACCGGATACCTGAATGGAAAGCAGATACCGCTTCAATTCGCCATTCTGGACACTTTTCTGCCTTCGATGCCGGATTTTCCCGGAAAAGAGCGTCTGGTCGCGGCAATTCAGGCGATTTACGGGGCCTTTGAAGGCCTGGACAAGATGGCCCAGGGCCAGATCGCTCCGAAGAAGGGCGAAGGTCAGCCGCAACAAGCCGGCGGGATCGATCAACGCGAGGAGCGTATCAGCGCTAAGGAGATGGACCTCACGCGGCGGGAATGGAACGCCGATTCGGGCCTAAAGGGCGGCACTTTGCGCGATGCGGAGATGAATCGTATCGCGGCAACCCAGAAAGTAACGCTTGACGATGCGGACAGGGCCAAGATCAAGGCTGCGGTGGGCGAAGAGTTCAATGCACGGCTGGCGGCAAACGCGCGGTACGGTCAGGCCATGCGTGGGTTCCTTCAGGCCGGTAATCGGCGGTCTTATATCGAGCGGGTGAACTCGGAAGCCGCAAAGATGGTTCCCGGCATCACCGCGAGGCATACCCAGGCCGTTATCGACGCAAAAAAGGCGGCTGGCGCGGCAAAAGCGTCTGCATCTGGCGCAAAGCCGGTTTCGGCTAAATCGGGGAATGCTCAGCCGTCCAACGGGAGCAATGGGAACCTCGTACAATGGCTTTCGGCGCATCCGAAGACGCTGGGAAAGATGATTGACCACGCGCGGACCTCATATTCGATGCTTCAGCGCAATGAGGCATACCTGATGGGCGAAAATAACCTCTTCAAGTGGAAAGCGAGGGCAGTATGAAACTATTTTCCGGCGGCTATCGATCGTACACAGGAACCTATCTCAGGACACACAAATGTCCTTCTTGTTTCTTCGAGGATGCAGAAACCGGAAAATCGATTTATTACAAAGTCGGATTTCTCCAATGTGTTAAGCGAGATTTGAAGGAGATTCGCTTATTTGCCACTGAAAGGATTATGCAGCCAATAATGGCGAAGAATGCGAAATGGAATCTAGGAGAACGCCTGACCATACGGCTGTTTTCGTTTCTGAGTACTATGTAGTTGACTTTGCGCACTTAACGGTGCGTAAATAGGGATGGGATCAGGAGAAATCCCGTAGCGTCCGGGTGAAAGGCGCTTTATCTCTGAGATTCCATACAATTTGAGTTTTACGCCACTCCGCAAGACAACGGACGACCCGCCGGCAAGGGCGCGTCGAGTAGCGAATTTCCATCAAGGAGATTCCGATGTCCGTTGCCAATGTAGATCAGACATTAGCCATGCAACAGGAGTGGGTAAGGCCGGAACTTGAAGACCTTTCCCTCAGTGCTTCCGTTCTCTGGAAGCGGTTCAAGAACACTCAGAGTAAATCCGTCTCCAATCGTCTCGCCCGTATTCCGACCATGCCCTCCCGCGGCGGCAAGCCCCGCGTCGGCAATCTGGATGGAGGCGATCTCGGACTCGGCTCTGGGCCGACCACCGTTCCCGGCCAGGTGACCACGACTACCCTGGTTATGGCTTGGAGCTACACCAAAGAAGCTGAATACGCAACCGATTCGGACGAAAAGGCGATTGAGGATTTCGCCACCCTGACCCGTTCGATTGCTCCCAAGGCATTCGCTGATTTCATGGATACCGTGATTCAGGGCAACGGCTCCAACACTCTCGACACCATCGTTTCGACGGTCACTTCCGGCGGCAATATCACTGGCGTGAAGGTCAATAACGCCAACTTCTTCCTCGACGATCAGGACCTGGACATCTGGAGCGCGTTGGGTGCGGCCGGCGGCGCCACCGCTTCCGTAACCGTCGAATCTTCGGACATCCTGAACAACACCATCTGGTTCACGAACCCAATTCCCACCTCTACGGGGGTGACGACCGGTTATCTGCTGCTTGTGAGCGGATCGGCAGGTCAGTCCAATACCGGCGTGTTCGGTCTCCGCTACTATCAGGTCGGTACGAACACCGGCAACTGGCTGGGTATCCAGCGAAGCGCATGGCCTGGAAAGTATCTGGTTCCGACATTGGCCGTGAACGGAGCCCTTACTCCACAGGTTGTGCGGGCCATCTTCAGCCTCATCGAACTATCGAAAGGCGAGGAAGCTGCCGATGGCGAAGGCATGTTCGGCCATTGCAATGTGGATGTCCGCGATGCCTGGGAGCAGAACGCTTTGCTTGTCCAGCGCATTGACTACAACGCCACCAAGGGCGATACCAGCGAGGACATGCTGAAGCGTAAGGCCGCAACAACCATCGCTGGCCGCGAGATGGTGGTCAATCCCCGCGCACTGCCCGGCTATCTGGACGTGCTGCGGGAAAAGAACCTGTTCCGCATCGAAACAGTGCCAACGGACCTCTACGACATCGCCGGCCAAACCTTGTTCCCGCTCTACGGGCAGTCGGGTGGAATCGCCGCCAGCTTAGTCTTTTACATGATCTGGCAAGGGCAGATGGCGATAGTGCAAAGTCGGGAGGGTGCCTTCCTTTCTGGGATCACAGTTCCAAGTGGGCTTTTCGGGAACTAATGACCCTAACCATAGCCAATTCGCTGGAAGTTCCGAAGCCGTCATGTTGGCCGATCAGCATGACGCGCTTCGGCAGCGTTCCATCTGGCTCATTCAAGGGCGAACCGATCTACCGCGTTGTCTTCGCTCCTACAGTGCGGAAACTCGTTTTCGGCCAATTTTCCGATGGTTACATCGGTGCGCGGTCCCGCCCCTCCTATCCGCAAATCGGTCAGAAGTGGATTCTCGAGAAGTGGACGTCGGGATTTGAGGATACGAAGCTATCTCCCGCCGAATACGAACGCTGGGGGCCGCGCGATCCTCAATCGGGCATGCTTATCAACGGGCCTTATCCCCATGACGGTGTTTACAACCATTGCTGGACCTTCGACAAAATCGAGGAAATCAGCGGGGTTGAAACCATCATTGGACTGATCCATAACGGCGCTAAGCGCTCTCTCGCTCAGATCAAGGCGGGGAATGCCGAAATCGATGCCCGGGAAGAAAAGAAGGCGGCAGAGCAGCGGTATCTGCGTTGCCGTGAGACAGAACCGCTTTACGGAGTACGCGCGGCCAGTTTTGCTGGAACTCCCAAGGCGGTCAATCACAAAACCGTGAAGACACCGATAGCGGCTAACGATCTCGGCCTGCCAACGCGCCGGGGTTCGGTGGTTTCAATGAGAGGACCAAAGGTAAACCTCAATGGCAGTATTTGACCCGACCATGACGGCGCAGAGAGCCGCCGAAACTCTCCCCACAGATGCCCTGAACGCTTCAGGCCATGCCTCCGATGCCCCTGCATACGTTCAGACCAAAGGCTATATCGACGCCACCCGTAAATCGCGCCGCGGTCCTGTCGCTCCTCCAGAACTCGATTTGATGAAGGAATACAAGAAGCGCAGAGTGCGCATCTTCAATGTAGGACCGTGGCATCATGTGATCCCATGCGGTTCGGCGGGCACCTTCTTTATCCCTCCCTGCCCTGAGGACAAGCCCTACGTGGAGATGCTGACCCCGTTGCACGAGCTCGAAGAGGAACTTTACCCTTCCCGCGATAAGAAGGAGTACAAGCGCCTTCAGGATGAGGGACGGCGCATGGCAATTGAGCTGCTAGGCGAAGGGCGCAACCAAGACATGAAACAGTCTCGGCGCCATGCCGGAGTGTTTATTGCCATCGGCGAAGTTCCGACTCCGGAAGAAGTAGCCGAAGCGCGGAAGCACTTGATTCCGACCTGCAAGCAGATGTGCGCTTACATGGACAAACTCTGGGATCGCGACCGTAAGCTCGCTTATGATGTCTTCAATCCTGAAACATTTGGCAAAGCGGCGCGGGTGCTCGAACTGACTGGAAAGCAAAAGCCATGGCTTAACCAGGACGATCCGGTCGATGCTTTCAAATGCCCATCTTGCCGTGTTGTAGTCGAACGGGATGCGCCGATCTGCCACAATTGCAAGGGCGTTGTAAACGAGGAAGCGTGGCTCGCGCTCGAAGCCAGAAAACAGACCCTCTCAGCAACAGCCGAACCGGTTCGCCGCGGGCCAGGCAGGCCGCCGAACTCTTCCAGGGAACAGTAGCAGGAAAGGAGTTACGAGATGCTTGGAGTCGTCTATCTCCTCACGAATCTGGTTAACGGGAAATATTATGTCGGCCAGACTCGGAATGTAGGTTCTCGGAGATGGACGCATGCCCACGGAAAATCTTCGATGTTGATAGGAAACGCTATTCGGAAACACGGATGGGCGAAAGTTAAAGAAATGAAGGTGCAAACATGAGTCCAATTCCTCCACCTCCAGCAATTGCGCCTTACGACATGCTCGAATCCGTGTTGAATCTCGCCAGAACGCGCCTTAACGATGCAATTCAAGCCATCGGAGGCGACATTCTCACCGACACGCAGCCCTTCACGGCAACTATGACGAATAGTGCGTGGCGAAAGATGCAAGCGTATCTCGCCAACCTGGGCTATTCCAAGTACAAGCGTAAGTTCTTTGCTATTGGAATGCCGGTCACCGCAACCACCGATCCATCGCAGCCGAATATCTGGAATTGGACTTATTTTTTTGATGGGTCCAGTTATTGGTCTCCATCGAGCAATCCCCCTGTTCCCGTTCCGCCTTCGGATTTCATTTGCCCGCTTTATATGAAGGAACGGCAGACGGGAAGCAATTCGCGTTTCGTTCCAATGCGGATGGCTCCGGACGGGCTGATCGAGAATTACAAAAAGCCGTGGAATGGCCAATTTGAGTGGAAGAACGATTCCATTTATATTCCCGGCTCGACGGTTTCAATGGATTTCGAGGTCGAATATGCGGCCTACGATGCGGACTTCGTTTCAAAGGCCAATATACTCGGCGACCCGGGCACGAATCCGCCAACCACGCCGGCGAATATGCCGGTTCCGATCATGCGTTGCCAGTCCTGCTTTGCCAACTATCTCGCTGCCGAATGTGCGGCTGGGCGAGACGATATGGATGCACCCGGATTGTTGGTCGATGCTGAGAAGGATGCCAAACTCTTAATGAACAACGATGTCAAACTCAAACAAAGAACCCCGGTGCAGCGTAGACCTTACTCGGGCCGCGGCAACCGGTCAACCTATTGGGGATCGCAGGGATACTGAGGAGGATGTATGTCCATCAAGGCAGCAGTCGATTCGACTTACGCGCGGAACGATACCACGCAGGCAACTCAAATCGTGCGCGGCACGCTCACGCTTTCTGGAAACTACGGCACTAATTCGAGCCACGGAGACACGCTCAGTTTCGCCGGCATTTTTGGCATTCAGAGCCGGTCTGTTCCATTGCGCGTACTGATCTACGAAGCGCCGCCGGCTGGAACGGCGCCATCGTTTTACTCAGCCGTTTTTCAACCTGGCACTACAAATGCCAACGGTGCGGTGAACTTTTCACTGGCAGGCACGGAATATACCGAGGGAAATGCGTATTCCGGCGCCATCTCTACGGCGATCTGGAAGTTCGAGGCCGTGTTCCCGGTCTTCGTGTAAGGCGGTGAGCGTTGGCTTTCAACACTACGGGCGCGTCGGCTGTCCCTCTAACAGTGCTCGGGGGCCTGGTTACGGAAATGGCCCCCACCGCGCTTCCCGAGGGCGTGTCTCCCGACAATCAGGAGATGATGTTTCAGCCTGGGAGCGCCTATTCGCGCGCCGGCCTGAGCGCTGTTTTCGAGAGCCCATTTGCCACCGGAGGACCTGAAAATTTCACCCCAACAATCGTTTATGGCAAAAGCCTGGTCACATCTTCAGGCGCTATTCAGAATCTCTATTTTGATTCGAACGGTGCCATGTGGATGGAAGATTGGAGCAATTCTCCGGGAACTTATACTCTTCTGTTTCAATCGACGCCAGGGAGTTTCTGCAAATCCGTTACTTGTTTCGGGCGCGAGTATATTGCCATTTCCGATGGCCTGCACGGTTCCGATATTCCGTATCAATGGGATGGAACGACGCTTCTGCGTGTGACGCAGGACGGTCCGGGTGCTCCTCCGAATGTCTCAAGCGTAGCCTTGACGGGCTCGGCTTTGGCGGGAAGCGGCAGCACACCGTCTTCCGGAAGCGTAACCTCGGTAACCCTTACCGCTGCGGGAAACGGTTATGGGATTCCTGGAAACACGCTTCCGCTAATCTTTACGGGTGGTAGCGGCAGCGGAGCGGCGGGTTATGGAACCGTGGGCTATCTGGGGTCTATTTCTGGCATAACGCTGACAGCGGGAGGTACGGGCTACACGTCCACGCCCGTGGTTTCCATTTCAGGTTCGGGCGGCGGCTTCAGCGCGACAGCCACGATAAGCAGCAGCGGTGGTGGTGGCGGAACGACATCGCTCAGCCGGCTAAATAATCTGGTCACCGGATACACAACAGCGGCACATAATCTCCAAGTCGGCTATCAGATGCAGATCAGCGGGGTTACCTCGCTCCCTGTTGGCGGCGGGATCACTTCGATTGTAATCAACAATGAGGACAATCCGGGCCTTGCAACCGTGACCACGAATGCCGCGCACGGTCTTGTTCCAGGCAATGATGTGACAGTGACGGGCGTTTCTCCGGTTTCCGTCGGAGGCTCTTGGTCTGCCTCCTGGGATGGAAGCACCACTACTATGACGTCAAGTTCTCCGCACGGCCTGGTGCCCGGCGCGGTGATTTCGATATCGGGCGGAAGCGGGGCAACTGCCGTTTTCAACACAAGTTCTACCGTGGCGCTAGTCCTTTCGCCGAGTACCATAGCCTTTTCGGCAGCGTATCTCGGGACAGCGCCGCTGACCGCTACCGGTCTGACCGTCTCAATCAGTTGGCCAGTTCCCGATAACACTCCCACGCCTACTTATTTCGAAGTGGTTTCTTCTCCCAGTCCGACGACATTTCAAATCGAGGTGACCTATTCCGATGCTACCTGGACGAACGGAACGGTAAGTTTTGCGTGGGACGGAACTTTTTTTGTTTCTTCAGTCCCGAGTCCGACCACGTTCACTTATACGCAATATGGACCGGCGGGGCTCACAACGAGTGCGGGCAAGGCGACTCCTTTCGGTCAATGCGCCCCTGGATTGCATTTGGTCCAAGTGATGTTCCAACGGGCCGATGGAACGATTACCAAACCGTCCCCGCCAGCTACGTTCATTGCCAATGGCGGACAGTATCCGAGTTTGACCGACATCCCTATTGGGCCATCGGACGTAGTGGCAAGAATCGTCCAGTTCACCGGAGCCCAGCCTCTTGTGCCCGGAATTCTTCCTCCATTTTTTTATATTGCCGTGCCGGCGCAGGACGAAGGTCAAATTGTCTCGACGGCAACAGTCATTTACGACAATACAACCGAGAGCGCAATCTTCGATTTTTCGGACAATACGTTGTTCGGCACTGCGGCAAGCGGAGGTGCAACCAGCATTGTCGGGAATAATCTTGTTGCTCAGATTAAACTCGATGGAGCGCTCGGATTCGGATATTGGGATTCGCGTCTGGCTACCTGGGGCCAGCGGAACGCGATTCAAGAGCTTCTCGGTATGGGTTTTGGGTCCGGTGAGTCGGGGAGAATAGCTCCGGGAATTTATCTCAATGGGCCGCTCGGGTGGACAGTTCCAACCAATTCGGTCCATGGATCGCTTCAGCAGCAGACCTGGGACGGTCGATGGACCATTGCGGCGCACTCGACGGACACGGCAGGCACCTCGGGATTGATTCAGCAGGGAGCATATCAAGACGCCTACGGTAATCCTATCTGCGACCCCAACACGCAGTACAAGATTCGATTCAAGATCGTGTCGGTTACGGGAATTAAAGCGAATATCTCTTTGAGCTTTTTTCTTTCGAGCGCATTGACTTCGTTCAATTCGGTCGCCACGTTTTCCGGCGCATCCATTTCGGCTTGGCAAGCGGCCAACGGAGGTTACTTCGAAGCGGTATTTGACACCAGGCTCGGCACGGCGGTTCCTTCCGATTTGCAATTTGGGTTCTATGCCACCTCCTCTGCGGGAACGGTAACCATTGCGGTAACCGACCTGTCCTTAATCGATGCGGAAAACCCTTATTTAGACAATCAATCGTTTACGAGCTACGCAAATAATCCCAACGGATTTGATGGGGTGACGGGCAATAGCCAGCCCACGGAAGATACCCGGAAAATCATGGATTTCTCGATCACCCGGGACACGATCTATTGCCACACGCAAGATCCAAGCGGCCGACTGCATGAAATCACGATCAATCCGACTTCGGAGCCCAACGGCTGGGAATGGAGGGAAGTAGCATCGAACTGCGGTGCGCTTTCGGCGTTCTGCGTCACGCATTCACAGGCCGACGACGCTTCGGCTTCCGGGGGTGAGGATTGGGTTGCATGGGCTTCTGAGAGCGGAGCTGTCGTATTCGACGGGACAGAGCCCAAAAAGGTTTCGCAGGAGATTCAGCCTAACTGGAACGCGCCATACAGTGCCTATCCGTGGATTGCTCCAAACTCGCAGATCAACTTCGCCGCGGCTTACACCATTTCCTGTCTCAACGATCCAGTCGAAAGGATGCTTTACTTCTTTCTCCCCATCGGTGCGGCCACGGCTCCCAGTCTCGTTTACCCGATGAGCTACCGCGAGCTCAATGGAGCGTACGCAATAGCAAACTCTCCGCCGTTCCATCCATCGCTGGCAGGACGCCTGATCGCTACGGACAATACGCGCAAGTGGACGATCTGGCGCCGCACGCTCAATGGCGCCGCGCGAATGTATCGCCAGAACTCGGGGCAGTTGACTACCGTGTTCTTTGGCGGCAACGGTCAAACTCCCGGCGCGGCGGCGGGATATGGAAATCTGTATTCCCTCAATCCGGCCAAGCTGACCGATGATGACTATGGGCAGATAAACCCCTACTACGTGACATCGTTTTTCTTGGATGCAGAAAAAGCCCAGGCTTTGCAGCTTTCATTTGTTCGTCTGCTTTGCTGCTATGCAAATATATTCATTCAAGGAGTTGGCAATGTAACTTACACAATTTTGTGCGATGCGATGGACAATCCTTGGTCGATAACAACGACCAGAGCGTTATCTTCCACGCCGAAGTTCGAGCAAGAATTCGCCGGAAATCAAGCCCAGGGAGGCAAGATGGCTCTCAAAATAGCCTCGTCTCCGGCCACGGGAACTGACAATTCGTTCAACCTCCAAAGAGTAAACCTTTGGTTCCGAAAGGCCAAATTGCAACTTCGCGGGGCCGCTCAATGAGCTTAAGTGTGCGGAATCTCGCCTGGCTAAGAAAGCTGGATGTTCCCGGGGTTCCATCCTTTGGCGCCAGGATGCATGAGATCGTCAACGATCTGATCGGCGGAACGAATACTCTGGAGCAGCAAGGCAATTTTTCCCTTTCCGGCCATCCTCCTCCGCCTCCGCAACCGGACGGGATTACGGTTGTCCCCCACCCTCAAGGCGTGGACGTGTCAATTCAGCACTCTGGTAATTTCTATCAGGGAGTGCAGTATCAGGTCGATCATGCCGACAATCCTGCTTTTCAAGGGGCGCGAACGGTGGACCTGGGACAATCGCGCAATGCCGTGATTCCAGTTGGACCTTGGAGTGGCTACTACCAGGTCCGGGCACTCTACCCCAATGGGCAATCAACGGCTCCGGTTATTTTTGGGGGTCATGCTCCGAAGATCGTTCACGGAGGGTCTGTTTCCGTGGCTTC